GCAAGGTCACGAACGTGCAATGGAGCAAGCATTTCTTCACCAGCGATTGTTTGAGCGCCAGTAGATGTCGTTCCGTAAACGTAACGCAGAGTCATAATCTGTGCTACTGGACCGGGCATCGGCTGTACACCAACAAGTTCGTTAGCGATAACGTTCGGAAGAACGCGTCGAATGATTGGTAGAATGACCTTGTTAAGGGTCGCGATGTTGCCGGTTGAAACGGCGGATGCGGAAGCGTTCTCCATCAGATACTTCTGACGGTTTACGAATTCCTTGCGCGTGTTTTCAAGTACGTGTCCTAGCTGCTTTGCTCTTTTTGGAGCAAGACCGTCGCAGAGCGCGTCCTTGATGCGCAGCCACTTGGAATTACCCTTCTCAGTGATTACGTTTGCCATTATTCTTTTCCTCTCCTGTGAGTATTCGTTCGGAAATATGTACGAGTATTTAGATCGTTATGTTCGGTTACTCGTCTTACACCCCGAAAAATGGTTAAAATTTAAAATTACGGGATGTTATTAATCTAACTGACCCGATAGACGCTTGATTTCGACGATTTCGTCGTCGTCAGCAGTCGTCTTAGACTCTTCGGTCAAAGTACGACCACCTGTTTTAAGTTCGACGACAGTTTCCTCAATCTTTCGAGTGCGGGCTTTAGCCGGACTTCTCTTCGCTTCGTTCAACATTTCAGGTAGCAGCTTCCGGTAGGTTGATGCTAAACGATTTGTTGTAGTCGCTTCGAGAATGTGCTTCATCTTCGTGTGGGTGTTACCACTCAAAGGCTTCAGCATTTTGTTGATTGCTTGAGTCCGAACTATAGACTCTTGAATCTTCTTGGCTTTCCCTTCAGCACTTTGTGTGCGCTGGCGAGATTCCTTAACCAAGCTCCAAGCCTTGTTCTTCACAGAATTGGTTTCAGCTTTCGCTGCCTTCAACTGCTCAGTAATGGCACGGAATTCTTTGCTACTATCGAAAAACTGACGACGGAACGTAGTTGAGAATGCTTCAAACATCTCACGACCGAAGTCTGCCTGACGGGCAGCTTTAATATCTTCACGAAGTTCGTCCAATGTACCTTGAACTTGAACGTTCACGATGTTCTCAAGAACGGCTGCACCCTTTTGACGGAATGCTTCCTTGTCCGCTGCCGCTTGAGCCTTAGACTCAGTGATAGCGTTCAGGTAAGCGCGTCGGTTTACCTTCTCAGATTCGTGTAGTTCTCCAAGTTCACGGGACAGAACGCCCTCAATGACTTTTTCGAGCGCACCAAATCGCTGAGCGACGTAGGTGCGGGCTTGTTCCTTGACAGCAACAACCTTATCGGCGTAACTTTTCTTCATGCCATCGACTTCATCGATGCCAGCTTTAAAGTCTGCTACATGTCCAGAAAGTTCCTGTTCGAGGAACTGCTCCAGAGCGGAATGGATTGCCTTCTTTTCTTGAGCGTAACGCTCAGCCATTTCGGCACGAAGTCCTTTTTCCTGTTCTACTTTCGCTTCACCAAGAACCTTGGTAAACGTAGCAGTCAGTTTTTCCTTCGTAGAATCATCTAGGATATCCAAACCCTCGAAGACGTTCTTTAGAGTGTCTTCTGGCTTCATTATGCTTTTCTCCACTTGTACTGGTCTCTAACGTCTGTCAAAAACCTAGTAATTTTTTGTTCAAAATAACGTTGGGCTGCGGGGTCTGTTCTAACAAACTCCGTCAAATACACGGCTTCTACACCGTGCTTGTTCATCTTTAAACTCTCAGCTAAACTGACGTTTGGGTAAGCACTGTGTGCGCTTGGGTTGGCAACGATGTCTATGGTTACAATGTCAAAATCACTGACATTACCAGAACCATCAATGTTACCCGAACCCCGCGAACTAACGCCTACTTCCATACCAGCTTCGATGGTAGCCCCAACGATTAGACCCAGACCGGCCTTTATGACTTTGATTGTTCCTACACCATTACTACCATTCAATTGCATTTCAGTAATAACGTGTGAAATACGGTCAAAGTTGATGTTCAAACCTTCAGGGTGGTCACACTCACCAGCGACAGGCCCGTGAGCCTTAATCTTCTCGTTGAGTTGGTTAACCGCCCCTTCGATCACAGCTTGTGGGTAAACCCGTCCGTTGTGATTTTCTCGCTCACCTTCCAAGAAGACGCCCTTCAAATAGTAGAATCCACTATTATCAGTCGCAGCTTCCGTCATGAGAGACTTACCGTCTGTCATGATTACTTCGGAAAGATATTGCTTTTCGGCCATTGTCTGTTTCCGTTACCGATTAGTCGTCTTTCTTCTTTTTCAAGAAAGCTGGCTTATCATCGTCGTCATCGTCGTCGTCATCGTCGTCGTCGGAATCCTTATCGTCATCCTTCTTGTCGTCATCGTCGTCGTCATCCTTGTCGCCTTTCTTCAAGAAAGCTGGCTTTTCGCCTTTGCCTTCCATTCGCATAGATTGACGACCCATGCCTTCAGCTTCGATTTCTTCTTCGTCACCCAAACCGATTTCGTCACCGATGTCTCCACCCATGCCGTCATCCATTTCAGGTTCCATACCCATGCCGTCGTCGCCCATTGCTAGGTCGCCGCCCATTTCTGGATCGTCAAGGTCGAGGTCGAAATCAAATCCGCCCATGTCATCCATGCCGTCACCCATTTCTGGATCACCCATGCCGTCCATGCCGCCCATGTCGTCCATGCCGTCATCAGCCATAGGATCACCCATGCCATCATCACTGCCAACTGGGTCGCCCATTTCGTCGCCTTCGTCGCCCATTCCCATGGATAGTGCGTCGTAATTTTCGTCGCCATCTTCGATGTCGCCTTCACCTTCCATACCCATACCGCCACCGCCGATATTTCCAGCGCTCATTCCGCCAGTCATTTCGTCAAAAGGCATATCAGGTCCGCGAGGAACTGAAGTGTTTTGATGGTTGTCGAGTTGATCCATGTTTTCGAAGATATCGTCGAGGTTCAAGTCATCAGTAGACAAGAGTTCGGAAATACTTCCAGCGGATTCAAGTGCAGGTGCAGCGTCGAGACCAAGACCGGCATCAGGTGCAGCAGCAGGTGCAGCAGCAGCATCATCTTCGGGCGAAGCCATTTGCGAAATCGCGCCGGACATGCTTGATGGGTCTGTGTTCATTTCTTCGAATCGAATCTCTTCAGCTACACTGGAGAGCGATTCTTCTGCGGCTTCGAGTTGGTCCCACAGTTCGCGGGCTTTCTCTAGTACTAGGGTGTGCAGGGATTCTTGTGCTTTCTTTGAAGCTGCCTCGTTGGTGACAACGAGCTTTCCGCTCTTGCTGTCCAACGTGTAGCCCTCAAAGATGGCATCCAAAACCTCTGTCATCATCTTGTTGTATCGGGACATCTTTAATTTCCTCTTGTCGTTGACATAAACGCGGTATACCGTTCATTTATTTAACAGAGGACGTAGGTAAACATGGCAGAAAGCCATGATTTTGGTAATTTTTTTATCCGTTGACGATGTTTGTCATCGATTTGTAACCCGTATTAAATTTTTAATGGATTAGAAACCGAGACCTCCACCGCCGAGACCCCCACCTCCGAGACCCCCTTCATCATCAGCAGGTGTTACATACACCTTTTGAATCATTTTCATCCTCTTAGAATTTTCGACACGGCGAGACATATGAGACTTTCTTACTTTTTGTAGCATTGCAAGCGTTACCGTCTGCCCACCGTTGTTTATGAAGTCTTCATGACCGGTCATGTTTGCGCCCACAGGATGCAATTGATCATCCGGTGATTCGGAACGTCCAAATTCATCCGACGCTTCTGGTGCGACCTTAAGATCGGCAGCAGTAATCGGCGCTTCTGATATTAGTTCACGGAATTTCACTTCTTCTGCCTCCCCAAAGCCTCCGCCGCCACCGACGCCGCCAGTCATAGCCATGCCACCACCAGCAGAATCCATGCCGGTTCCACCGATGTCACCACCCATGTCACCACCCATGTCGCCGAAGTTAGCACCACCCGGTCCAAGACCAAGGGAGTCGCCACCCATGGGAGGCATGCCACCCATACCGCCACCGATACCACCATCCATACCTTCTAGGTCCATGGCTTCCTTCGGATCAAAGCGTTCTTCGAGAATCATTCGTTCGTTTCGAGCGATTTCATCTGGTGTCCAGTTCATGTATTTCTCAAGTGCGAAGCGACGGCTGACGTAAGGCTCGTCTTTTACGGATGCCCAAATCTGGATATTGTCTTGGTCTCTGGCGTTATTTTTATAGTCCTCGTAGTTCGTGGGCATGTTGAAGTTCATATCGAAATCGGAACCCAATATGTTCACATCGCGAACCTTACAATACATTTTAAATTCGAAGTCAAACGAGTCATCGAGATTCTTCTGGATACGCGAACAGCGTTCGGAGAAATTAATTTCCTCTTGGTACGCAGCACCCGCACGCCCGTCTTGGAATACTGAACCACCTTCTTCGGGACCAAGCAACCATGAGTGCGGCACCTGTAGTGCTCTCATCATTTTCTTGGTGAAGTATTGTAGGTCAGGCAATTCATTCCATGGCTGTCCCTCAAGAGTTTCTACCTTGGAGCCACGCTGGTCAAAAGACACAGGAATGTAAATGTCTTCCAACTGGGAAATAGGATTATAAACTGAGTCCACGCCACGCTGGTCCTGTCCAATGATTTGTGGAACGCGCTTCTGATTCAGTTCGTTTTTGAAATTGTTTACCACCCATGAGGAACGGTCGGGGCGCATCTTACCAGTATCGATATACCATACCGTGCGCGAGGGTGCGCGTTGTACGCGATGGATAAGAGCGGCGTCTTCAAGTAGCTCGCGCTGCTTGAATGTTTTGCTGGCATCTTCGAGGATAGACTCACCGAAAGGCCAACGATTGTTGTACCGGTCGGATGGGTCATCNNNCGATTGTCAACAGCAAGTTCGATGTTGTCAACGTTAAATTTGAAGTTACGAACGATCCATGCAACAACCTCGACGGTCTCGTGGTCTACGAGTGCGCCCAATACGAAACGGGGGTGTAATGAGAATAGTTCGAATGTGTCGGGGTTTCTGAAATAGAACCAGTCGCCGTACTTCATTACGTCACGCATGTGACGCCACAGGCGATTGTCCCATTGGTTGATGCGGCTCCACTGAGTCATGTTCTCCATGACTAGCGCGGATTCTTCTTCAGTCGGGTCTAGAGACCATTGGAAATTCCAGAAGTGTTCTTCGTCGTTCTTTGGTGTACAGTGTTCGGCAGTGATGTCCAGTGCGCGGGCTACGTCCGAGTCCTGATCCATCCAGTCATATAATTTGTAACGCTCCATTCTGTCGTATCGTCCACGGTAGACTTGCTGAAGCATATTGAAGTTGTCGGTGGAGCCAGACCACGAGTTATCGCCCCCGTGCGTATGCAGGGTTAACTTCCGCTTTCTGCGGTTTTTACTTAAGTCAGGTGAAGTGACAGTGGTCCAAGCCATATTCTGGTGCCTTAAACGGTTACGTTGACCGTGTTATTTATATAATATAGTTCCATCTAGCTCACTCGTCTACCTTACTACGCTGCTGCATCATCTAAAAGTGGGGTATACGCCGCATTCGCCAGAGTTCTGCTGCTACCGAGGGTGCTTAACCACGAAGGCTTTCCTGACGGACTTATCTTACCATGGTCGAGGTCTAGGATTTCTTGTCTGACTACATTTCCTTGAGTGGTCAAACTCACCAAGGATGCTAAGTGCATAGTCTGTGCTGCGAGTTGTCCATAAGCGGTAGCAGCGTTTACCGCCGTCGGAGTAGATGGAGTTCGGACACCAGCAGGAGCTACTGTGGCTTTATCGCCAGCCGAGGGCGCTATTCCTTTTTTATCTGATACAGGTGAGACCCCTACCCCCTCTTCGGACATATTCATATCCCTAGCTATTAGTCCAGCATCGAGTGCAACGGAAGCAGCGGTGCCGATTCCGGGTACCAAAGAGGCTGCACCAGAGGCGACTTCCATGCCTGCGCCAAGGAAATCTCCATCCATAAGTCTACCGGCAGCGAAGCCGAGTCCAGCTAGGAGTCCAATAATAGGAATTTTCTTCAATAGGGATTTTGCTCCAGCCTTACCAGCAAATTTAGCAGTATTCTTTGCTCCCACTTTTTTAGCGGCACCATCAGTTGCACCGAGTGATGATGTGAGTTTGGTACCCTTTAGAATTTTGTCTGCACCAGCTTCAGCGCCACTCGTCGCCATATTCAAGCTCGCAGCACTAGCACCACCGATTCCCACCATACCCAACAACTTCCCAACTCCGGGGATTTTACTGAGCATCTTACCGCCACCCTTGAACATTCCTTTTATTAGTCCACCACCGCCGTGTGCGATTGTGTTAGCAATAATGGCTGCGGTATTGAAACTAAGTGCGATAGCAAGATCGCCGCCGCCGCCGAGGTTATTCACCAGCGTTTCTTTAATAGTGTTAAACAAACCTTGTGCTGTCCCACCGGGTCCGCCTTCGGTTTTGAGTTGTTCCGCTCTGATACTGGCTACGGTCATTCCAGCCTCTTCCATGGCCGCAAAAGCACGGGTGGAATTAATACTCATCAGACTGAATTTTTCAGCCATACCACCGGACTCCTTCCGCAATACAGAGCCTCCCGCAGCCCCATAATCTAATCCTTCTATTTTTTCCGCAAGTTCTATCATGCGTTGTATGCCTTCCGGCGTGCGCCCTTCCGTAGACTTCGTTAGTTCGTACATTTCCTTAATAAGAGCATCGTTATCACCCT